ACCCATCTCTTTAGTAGGAACATAAGCACCGATGACATCATAGGTGTGATTAGTCACGATCATTGGAATATTTGCTTGCCCAAGTTTTAGGGTAAGCATACGGAATGCACCTTTAATCAGTTGTGATTTGGTCATATCACGAACTTCTTTATCATTTAAGGCATCGTTGATCTCCTTGCTGGTTGAAAGCATACCCAGAGAGTCTAGCACAAACATACAAGGATTGCGCTCTCCCTCAGGTTTTTTCATATAAAGGTCTACTGCCTTAAGTGCCTTACCACGAAATTCTTCTACTGTGACAACATTAACCACGACAACCCTTGATGTATCGATGCCTCTTGACTCCAAGAGAGATTTGGTAATGGCAGCTTCAGTATCAAAATAGAGACAATAACCATCGGGATTGGTATCAAGAAAATTCTTAACAACGGCGATGCTGAAGAAAGTCTTTCCAGTAGAAGACTCTCCAGCAATAGCAGTAATCTTATTCCCAGATACACCACCAAATATGCTACCTGAAACCAGTGCATTAAAAATGTACGAACCTGTGTCAACATACCTTTCAGTCTCATCAATATCTGAAGCAAGTTGTGTATACTCACCACCAATTTCTTTTACAATATCCTTAAGAAAGTCCATTATTTTGTTCCTTTTTTCGATAGTTTATTTTATAAGACCATAATTTGGCATAAAGTTGAGGGTTGGAACCTTTCAACTTTTCAATAATAATTTTTAACTCATCTTCGGTTATAGGTAATTCCATTAAGAGAAAAATAAATCCAAATTAACTGTTTTTTCCACATTCCACTCAATTGCATCAAGAATAGATTTGAGAGGGTCAATAAAACTCTTCTCAAATTGTAATTCATAGTCAATGTATTTGTCAAGACCAAGTTCCTTAGGAAAGTCTTGAATAAAAGAGATCACGTTTTCCCGAATAATATTTGGTTTTTTTAAAAATATAAACTTTACTTTTTCACCATTATTAATTAGGGAGTATTTGTTCGTGAGTTTTTTCTCTTTTATATAATGATTGAAAAGAAGTGCTCCACGAATATGAATAGGAGTTTTGTGAGCATAAATTGATGAAGAAGAATAATACTTGCGAACATCGGAAGCAGATCTAGGAAATGCGATCTGCTCTGGAGGAAGTTTCTTAAACTCTTCACGACACTTATCTATGTAATTGATAAGGTCATCCTCAGTTCCACTCATAAGGATCTTAAAGGAGTCCTTCAGCATCTTGCGACAGGGTGCGGGAGTTGAAGATTTGATTGCCTCAATACCCTTGATCTTCAGTTTAGGTTCATCATAACGAACACCTTCACTATCCCACACACTTAGAATGTATCGCTTCTTTGCAGTCCAAATACCACGTTCGGCAATACATTCACGCTTCATAAACATCTTCTGATCATAAGCATTCACATAGTCCGCCAATTTTTGGTAAGAACTTTCAATATACTTTTCAAATTCCACTTGACAGACCTTATCAAGGAACGACACAATGCCTTGAGTAGTTTTCTCTCTTCCTGTGAATACCTTGTCCACCAGCGGACCCATATTAACATAAAGAGAATCAGTGTCAGAAGCAATAACATAATCTACGTCTCCACTTTTAAGAACTTTATTTAAATATCCATTCATAGAATTCATAATCCATTGAATAGAAACTTGCCCAGACAGAGTAATTGCCTCCGCATTTGCTAGTTTGAAATAACGGAAATACTGATTGCCGATAGCACCATAAGCAGAATTAAGTTGAATCTTCCTCGCCATTTGGATGTTGTTACAACGAGAAACTTCTTTAAGAAGTTGTTTGTTTTTTGTTTTCTCATATTCTTGCTCCGCTGCAAGCATTTTCTTTTTGAAGATCACACGTTCATTATAGATCTTTTCCATCAGTTCTGGAAGAAATCCCCTCACGTCCTTACGGTACATGGCACCGTTAGCACATACTGCATAATCCTTATAGAGTTCAAAATTGAGTTGCTCGTTCAGGATCTTATCAACATTTACAGACGGATGCCTTTCCTCCAGAAGAGTTTCTGGCGAGATATTGTATTGCATAATGAGGTGAGGGTATAGGGAGTTGAGGTCAAAAGACACAACCCAGTCATACTTTCCTGGAATAGGTTCTTTAACATACGCACCAGCATACTTGGAATCCTTATCAGAACGTTCTTTGGGAGGAATGACAATATTCCTTTTCTTAAGATAGTTATAAATGATCGTATCCCACATACGAACCTGAGAGAAAACATCAGCATAGTTTGCCTTTGCGTCATATGCCATCGTGATTGCAAGTTCAATCAGTTTCATCTTGTCTTCCAAACGGTCAACAAGTTCTACGTCAACGATGTTATATTCTACAAACTTCTGCCAGCCCTTCGTATAGAAGTCCTTAAAGGTATCAAACTCAGAGTGATCCAGTTTCTTCTGCCCCAGTTCCACTTCGGCAATATAATCAAGACGATAAGATTCCTGTGCTTTATAAGTGAATTTCTTATAAAGATTCAGATAATCTAGTTGAGTAATACCACCAACATCGTAAGAGATGTGCTTACGACCAGAAATATAGATTTCATCCTCAGTCACAAGACCCCAAGGTGACATACGCTTCATCAGTTTTTCACCCAGAACACGATCAAGGCGACGAACCAAATATGGAATATCATACAGTTCAATATTCCAACCAGTCACAACTTCAGGAATATTCTCTTCAACCATCCACCAATTAATGAAATCCATCAATAGATCTCTTTCATTTGTAAAAGATCTGTAGATAACATTCTTTTGTTTATTGTTAAATGGACCCAATCCCCAAGTGCGGATTTGCTTGGAAGAATAATCCTGAATAGTAATCAACAGAACTTCTTCTGCAGCAGATTCTACGTCTGGGAATCCATTCTCAGATGCAACCTCAATATCAAGAGTTGTAACCTTAATTTTGCTGATATCAAACTTAACTTCATCCTCAGGATACATATCCGAAATATACTGATAGATGTATCCAGTATTTCCAAAGATTTTAAAGTTTTCTACGTTCTCATACTTCTTAATAAACTCCCGACAATCACGGACACAACCAGGTTGAACTTCTTCAACATAATCACCATCTAAAGTCTTATATTTTGTTTTTTTATTGGAAGGGACAAAAAGAGTCGGGTTAAACTTCTCACGGGTCATAAAATGTTTTCCATTTTCATAACCACGGACCAAGAAGTGATCCCCGACCATTTGAACGTTTGTATAGAATCTCATCAGGCAGTTAGTTCAAGGTATTTTTTAATAATTTCAGGAGTTGGATCAGCGATAGTTAAAATGTCTTCAGATCTAATCATAAACTCTTTTTGATTAGACACTTCTATCCAAGGTTCCAAATAAAATTCTTCACTTTGTTCTCGTTTTTTCAATTGATATGGATTAGTTAGTTTACAATTAGGATCCCCCAACTCCGCATCAATTTCAATTACTTCTGATATTAAAACTGTATCAATCTTCAGTAAGAGACACTTGATATTCTTTTCCATTTACTTTTTCCTCATACATTTGTTTCAAAGATTCTATAGGTTCCACCACAGTTACAACCCAATCAGGTGATACTGCAATATCTTTATCTTCCGATAGTATAATCCACGGAGATAAAGTTATGTTTATTAAATTTTCAGATTCTTTTTCAGATTTACTCTCCATTAAAACTATTGGAGAATTTAAAATAATTTTATGTGGATTAGAAAATAAATACCCACATACTTTTTCTTCAGAAATTAACTCTTTTGCATCAGAAAGTATATAATCACCAGATTTAAGTAATGCTAGTTTAGTTGACATTTTCAGTAACCATTTAAATTCAGTTTAGCAAAAAAATAGGGAGGTGTCAACTGGATTTGCCAGTTACCTCCCAGCGCCGACGATAGTCTCTTTTATTTATTGAATATCATAAACTTTTTTCTTTTGATGCTCAGGAACAACTTTACTCAATTTAATAGTAAGTAATCCATCAGAAAAAGCAACATCACCAACAACTACATCATCAGAAAGAGTCCAAGTACGTGTAAATGCTCTACGTGCGATTCCGTTATGCATATACTCATATTCTGTAGGTGCCTTTTTACATTCCACTAATAGTTTATTCCATTCTGTTGTTACTTCAATATCTTCTTTTTTATATCCAGCAAGAGCAACTTCTAGAGTAAACTCTGAGGAACTTTCCCTGATTAAATTATATGGGGGATAATTGGTAGAAGATTCGTGGAGAGTTCCAAATCTATGGAACCATTCTTCCATACCAATTGAATTTTTTTCAATATCTTGAATTAATTTTTCAAGACCATTAGAGGTGTAATACTTTGTAGTAAACATTTTTTTCTCCTTTAAAAGCGAGTGGTTATTTAACGTAACATTACGGATCCGAAGACTCCGCTTTAGCGAATGAGGGGTTCAAAGAACCTCACCTCATCATTACTAATTATATAAGAAATACAAAAAAGGAGAGTGTTGAACTCCCCACTAAATCATTCGGTTTCTTCGCCTCTTTTCTTTTTAGATCCAATATTATATTTGGTCTCTAAAATCCATTCTCCCTTATCTTTATAAGAAAGAACTTTAATTTGATTTAATGGCGCAATGTCCTGAATTTTCTTGACATCAACTATTTCAATTAATCCCCAATCAGCAAGCAACTGAGCAATACGATTACGACGTTGAACATCATTTACCGTAAGATTTGCGTGCTTACCATCAAGTGCAAATAATTCTTTAAAATGAACAAGATAATATCTACCTTGCTTATGAAGAATATGACAAGATTGATAGATTTTCTTTTCCTTTCTAGAAGCAACTCCGATACGGGTCAAAGTCTCACGAACCTTAAGAAAATCATCAGGTTCATTAAGAATCACTTCAACCATTTGGTCGGGCGTCCACTTCACTTCAGGTTCTTGAACGACACTCATTTTGTTCCTCCAGTTTCAAATTTCGATTTAATAAAACTAAGTTGTTCTTTAGTAAGAATCCTCAAAGCTTGTTGTGCCTTCTCATTACTATAACCACAATAACGTTTGACATAATCAAGATCTTTGATCGTATCCTTTCGGAGCCAGGGAGAAAATCTCTTCCTTTTCCTGAGAATATTTATATAAAAATCATATTGTAGTTTTTTATCTAAAAAATGATACCTATTCATTTCATTAGAAAACATAATGCAGTCAATATGTCCAGAAAAACATTTATTTACAATGTATGGAGGATACTCTTTAACTGAAGAAGGATCTTCATCCATAATATTAGTTTTAGTTGTATTGATAGAATTTAACCAGTCTTTCAATTCATAAGTCATCTAATAATCTCCAAATCAGAATTTGCAGTCCATAATTCAAGTTCTGTCCTTAATCTTTTATTTTGAATTAAAGTCTGATACCTTTTGGTTGCTTTATTTTTCCACCAAGAAATAACTTCTTCTGGTTCATATCCAAACTTAGAAATATAATAACGTTTTTTCTCAGTTAAAGTTTTGGCATGTTCAATACACTTTTGAAATTCATTTTTTTTAGATTCATCACGAAGAGATTTCATAATAATTGAAATCATTTTTGTTTGAATTTTTAATTTTTTTGATGATTTATCTGCAGAAATTAATCTCTCACCATTGTTTGCATTATTATTAAACCACCAAAACATTTCACGAAAATAATCATCATGAAATAGTGGTAGAAAATTACTTTCAGTATCTCCTATGTGTCTAATATAAGGTTTAAGTCCATCATACATAGATACTCCCTTTGTCGTACCATATAATGAAGTTGTTTCAAAGTATTGAAGATTAGTCCCATACTTTGAATTAAATTGCCTCTTAAGTTCATTAGATGATGCAAGTAATGCAAGAAGTTTTCCACCAAGATAATTATACCCAAAAGGTTGCACCGGAACAATATTAAATCCCATGACAAACTCATGATTAATTTTAGATAAAGGAAGTACTTCTCCAAAATAATCATTTCTTGGTTTTGAATTAATTGTCGGAGATCCAAATCTAACTACACCAACAACTTTATTTGTACTATTTTCAGTAACAATCCATTTAATTGTTCTACCAGGAATTGCTTCTTCAATTGCATTAGAAGCAGTCATATTTAAAATTTCAGAATACAATTCCTGATTATACTTAGTTTTTGGTTTAGAACTCGTATCAACTTCATGAATTCCAAATGACATATCATTTGGATTGATAGAAAAATCAGAAAATACCTCATCTTCAGGTCCAAATAATTTTCCAGTAGAATTTTTAATTCTACTTTGTTTTACAAATCGCATGTAATCATCAATGCGATTAAATTTGGCATAATAGTCTATAAATTGATCTGCTGCCCAAATAGCATCTTTTTCTGATAATAAATTCATACAGTCAAAAATTGAGTTTCATATTCAATAAGTTCAATTGGAGTTTCAATATAATTACTGGCAGGTTTCATACTTTTATGATACCATTTTAAACCTTCAGCCTTTTCTAATAGTTGAATATTTAAATATTGATATTTTTTATCAGTATGGGCATAAATTTTAAAATCATTATCCCTATTAGAAGTCAAAAATGAAAGACTTCTATTCTCTTCCGGAGTAACAATTATAGTTGTACACGCCATAATAAAAAGATCCCGATAAAGATCATAGTCATTCAAATACTTATTAGAATTATCCATAATCATTCTACCAATAAATTGTGGAGAATAGCAATGATCCTTACAAAGAGCCCACTCGGGTTCTTGCTTTTTCTTTTTTACTGCCTCAACACTAATTAATCCAGAAGGAACTGAGAGAGAATGCACTGTATTATAAAATGAATGTGTAATCGCGCGGACAGTATCTTTACAATTTCTATTAGCAAACCATTCATCAACATTTGCTTTTAAGGTATTAAAGGCAATCTTACAATACCTTTCAACACGATATTTTTGTTTTGATTGCAGTTTAGAAAAATTAGTTTTCATAATCAATAGGGTGATACTTCAAGAATTCACGAAAGGTCATTTTCATTTCTTTCTGTGTCATGCCACAATGATCGGCAGCAGCAGGAAGATTCATTGTAGCACGAAATAATGCCCAGTTTGCTTCTTCTACATTTTGAGGTGTTGTCTTATTACTCATTTAAATTCACACTCACACATAATCTCAGTTAATGCTGCTAGGAGGTTAATTTCCTGATCAGCCACGAACGCACATTGGTATTGATACTTAGCAATAACAAGAACGGCAGCAGGGATAGATTGGGGTGAAAGGCAATCATAACAGGCGTCATACAC